ATCTGGATCAGCCCGCGCCCGCGATACTTCTGCCCGTCGCCATCGGCCTCGGGCGTGTTGCCCAGACGCAAGGCCAGCGTACCGGTATCGTATTTGCTCAGGTATTGGTTGTTGCCCAGTTCACGCACGTACTGCAATTGCCCCGATTCGTGTCCGATCTGGGCGAGAAACGCAGCCACGCGTTTAGGTGTGTCGATGCGATGGCGAGCCATGGCATCGTTGAGTGCAGAAACAAAAACGCCCGCTTGGCGGCGGGCGTTGGGCATGATGTTGAGTAGGTTGTCTTCAGTGATTTGCATAATGCTCGGTCCTCCCTGGATGCTCCGATTGAATCACGGTTGGCGAACAAAGCTGATCAGCCATTGTTTACCTCAGTTTTCAGAGTGCTGTCCGGGGACACCTGAATCATTCGCTTGAACAAACCCAGCATGCCTTGACTGGCCGTCGAATTCGGCGGATCCAGTGGCAGTACCTGTCCCCCGGACACCAGCCACTCCTGGTACTCCACCCAGTCACGGTTGCTTGATTCCTGTGGAATGAACGCTGAATCACTCAGGCGCAGAACGCCAGACGATGTGAGCTGATAACTCATGGACTTGCCTCCTAGATTTCCGCGTCCGCGGTCCAATCGACCTGCAAGGCCTGCCCGGGAAAGCTGCCTGGGGGCGTCACGGTGGCAAGCGCAAACCCTCGCTCGCTCACACTTTGCAGGATGGTTCCTGTGCAGGCCTTCGCCAGCGATGAATGCCAGACTTGATTGCTCGCCTCCCCCGGGCAATACGTTACGACCGTAGGCTGTACACGCTTGGGCACCTGCATGTCGATACACATTCCATACTGGCCGGAATTGGCTGCCGCCACTTGGGAAAAGGTGGCGATACAGGTTGCTGGACCGTTGTTCGAACGGACAGGCAGACGATTTACAAAAGATTTTTCGAAATAGCGCTGACAGAGAGTCAACTCTTCGGCCAAGGGACGGTATTCAAACGGTGTTGCGACCGGCCCCTCTTCCAACTGCATTTGTGCCAGATCGACGGTTTGCAACACGTTGAGCGGCAGATCGAACGACAAGGTCAGGCAGTCATTCACGCCGAGCATTTTCCCGGCGATGGTTGGTACCTGAAACGTTGCGCTGTATTTCTTCCACGACGTACTCAGTTGAAAGACGTCGACAACCTTCACCACACCTTCCGAGCCTCCCGCCCCGAACTGCTGGGCAATCGTGACGCGCAAAGGACGCGTCGCATCGGACCGCGCCCAGAAGCTGACCGTCGCCGTTCGCCCGGCCAGGGTCCTGACCGATTCGATGCTCTGGGAGACTCTATGCACCGTTGCCCCGGTGCCCGCAGTGGCCTGCTGCCAACGCAGGAAGAAAGCGGGTTCGCCAGTGACCTCGGTTTGACCGAGGGCAAAATCCTGGCGCGAAATGCTGACACCTGCGTTGCCGTTCCAGTCGCAGCGGAAGCGATCCGCCACATACCCACCGATGTTCGGCGCCTGATTGGTCGTGCCGCGTTGCCAGATATTGAATCCGCCATTGATCAACAGATTCTTGCGATACACCTGAACAGGAAACTGCTGCAGCGGATCGGGCTTCGCCAGTTGCCGAATGGCCTGTGCCAATTGATCGGTCTGCTCCTCATCCGGCGTCAGGCCGGCGGCCGTGATCGCGTTGAGCATTTCCTGGGTCACACTGTTGCCCCAGCTAGCCGGGATCAACGATCCCGGTTTTCCTGCAATCGGATCCTCATCGACAAACCTGCCATTCTCCAGGCCTGAGCCGGGAACGCTTTTCGGATAATCCATTTCAGATTCCTTGATCCATTAGAGTGCCGAGGCCAACCAGCGCGGCGCTACCGGGCGATGCTCGCTGAACGGGAAAAACGACGCTTGGGGCCAGTCGCGCAGCGCTCGCCGAAATGCTTGCAGTTCGGCGTATTGCTCGGTAGTCAGGGTGGTGCCGCCGCCGTCCTCCAGCTCATCGCGGTCACGGGCCACCAGGCCGTCGGTCGCGGCCAGTTGCGCCGTGCGCCAGCGGCGTTCTGCGTCAGCCGCTACTTCGGCAGAGGGAGGCGGTGGATCGACCAACACCGGATAACCGTTGTCCGCACGCACGCCGATCACTTTTGCAGACACCGTCAGTTGTTGCAGCAGCGATTCCCAGTACGCCTGGGGAATTTCGATGACGTCATCGGGAATGTCCGACGAATTGATACCCGGTACATAAACGCCCCGGGTGCTGGCGCTGAACAGAACGTTGAACGGATTCATTCAATAGCCCTTTGCGTGATAGAGGACAGTCCAGTTAGCCGCAACATCGCCGGTGTAACTGCGGATTTTCAAAGTGCATCCCTGTTTGCTCGGGGCCGGATTGCCAGTGAGAATGACCATGGCACCATCTCCCCCCGAATGAATCGCCACGATCGAGCTGAAAGCGTTGGGGAAGGAAATAGGGAAGACAACTTTGATATCGCCATTTGCATCCGAAACAGCCATGCCCCACTGATCGATGTTGCCGGTCGCATGCCGTTGATAACCGCTATTGCCGCTGGATCCGCTCAACAGCGACGAGTAACGGTTGCTCATTGTTCCGCCAATCAACCGCCATTGGCTGTCGAGCTTGATGAACTCGGCGCAATCGCCAAGCCCGAGGACGATCGGCCCGCCAGCGCCATTGGAGGCCTTGATAACATCGCTGCCGACCGTTGCGATGGTCAAAACGCCGGTGCCGGCATTGATCACCTGAAGGGTGCTGCCGTGGGCAATGTTGCTCGTGGCCGGCAACGTCGTGGAAATCGCTGTCGCACTGGAAAAACTGGCAACTCCACCGACGTTGGCCGCGGTCAGCGCAACACTTGCTGCATACGAAGCAAACCCCGAATACTGCAGTCCGCTGCGGGTCACGAACTCGGTGGTGGCAACCGACTGATCGCTGTCGAACTGCGGTGGGGTCGCAAACAATTTGTTACCCCGCAACGCGGTCAGCAACTGATCGTTGGCGGATTCGGACGGAGTGAGCCCGGCGCTCTGGATGACCTTCAATATTTCCTGCGTAACACCATTGCCCCAACTCGCCGGGATCAACGATCCCGGCTTGCCCGTGATCAGGTCTTCATCGACAAATCGGCCGTTGACCAGGCCGGCACTGGGGATACTGTTTGGATAGTCCATTACATTTCTCCTTGCTTGGAAATCAGGTGTTCAACGTTGTGCCGGGCACAACGGGCCAGGTGATTTCTTCGGGGAAACCGGCCTGTTTTTCGATGCGGTTCAGCTCGACGCTGTAAAGCTTCCATTCGAGCAATTGCAGTTGCTCTTCGTGGCTGGCGTCGCCGATGTCCTCGGCATATTGCAGCGGCGCGATGCGCAGGACCGCGTCGCGCAGCAGCGTGTCGCGCTCTTCCAGAATCTGCTGGCTAACGCTGTGCAAACGGGCTTGCTCATCCAGTTGCCATGCGTTGTCGCGCCACACATGGAATTCCCCGGGCCAGGGCTGGGTTGTCAAGGTTTCGGGCAGCTCGCCCAACTCACTCCAGATCTGCTGCCCGCCACCGTCCTTGCGAAAAACCGGACCGCGCCGGTCAATCACTTCTCGCGGTACACCGTTGATCAGGGCCCAGGTACGACCAGATTCAGGCGCGGGTAACTCGAACGACAGTTCCACCGCGTTGCCGGGCAATTGAATACCGATGCCCGGGGTCACGAAAAACTCGACAGGCCCGGACAAAACGCCCGCGCCGTCAAACAGATAATTGAACATAGGCACCTCAGATGAGTTTGATACGGCCGGGATAGGCGATATTGCGAGGGCGGGACTTGAAGGCCAGCAACAGGGTGTTGGCAGCATCTCGTTGGTAGGTCGTATTGGCAGGGAAGACAGGGCCGCCGTTGACTAGTCCGGACACGTATTGCGGCTCTTCACGAGACTCGGCACCGAAGCCGGTCAGGCTGTCCGACCACCACGCGCCCACCGCACCGGCACCATTGGCACCCATGGCATACGAGTGAATCGATCCGGCCTGAAAGGCCCCCATGGCACGGCCGGTGTCCACGCCCCTGCCCTCGTCCAGAACCCGCAGAAACTCGCCTCGCCCTTCAGGGCCACGGAAGGTTGACGCACCGTCACCCGACGTCCATTTACCTTCGTTTCCCGCACGCGCGGCCTCGGTGCCCAACATTCCGGACAGCTGGGCGTGGTCCCACAGCCAGGGCCACTCGACACGCTTCATGACCGTGCCATTGAGCGCACCGTAACCACCAGGACTGAGCAAGGTGGTCGTCTCGAAAAACGGTCGGCCAAGGGGGGTGTTGTCAAACCGACCGACTGGCCACCAGCTACCGGCGGCATCGCTGCGCAACTGCCACCAGTCGCCGCCGCCCATCAACACCAGAAACGGATAACCGCTGGGTGAAAGATGCGTGTGAAAACGAATGCGGTCGGCACCCGACGCCTGGACGATCAGACGGTTGCCACTGTTGTCCATGCGCCGAACAATCACGTCGCGCACACCCAGCGCCGCGTTTGCCGCCGGCAGTGTCACCGTCACGGCACTGGATCCGCCATCGATCAGTACCAGGCCCAGCTCCGGGTCGGTCAGCGTCTTGGATGCAGTCAGCCGCGTTACCACCGACCGCATCGGACTGGCGTTGCCGACAATCGATTGAATGGCTTTGAGCAACTGACCGGTATCGGTCTCGGCGGCTGTCAGCCCGGCGCCGGTAATCACGTTGAGAATTTCCTGCGTAACGCTGTTGCCCCATACAGCCGGGATCAACGACCCGGGCGTTCCCGCCACCGGGTTTTCATCGACGAACCGGCCATTGACCAGGCCGACGCTGGGGACACTTTTTGGGTAATCCATTGGTGTTCGTTCCTCTGAAATGACAAATGAAACGTGGCCGCGCGCGGGTACTCGCAGAGGCTAAAAACGCTTCTGTTCCTGAAAATAAAAAGCCCACAATGAAGTGGGCTTGGGTGACGCGGGCTGCGGTTACGAGGCCCGGTTGGCGATAAGGTCACGAATGGCCTGCAGCGCCTCATCGGCGGCCGCGCGGGCCTGGTCCATCTGGCCTTTGCCTGCGCAAGCGCGAATCTGGGTCTTGGCCTTCAGGCGCAAGGTGCGCAGGGTCAGCAGGCTGTCGCTGAGCTGGGCGGCCTTGTCGAGAATCTGCTCGGCCGACTGTTTTGCCGAACGGCCCTTGGCGACCCAGGCAGCGACGGACAGCGGCACCTCTTTTTTCGGGTAACCCGCGTCCTGAAAGGCCTGAGCGTCAATGGCAGCCTGGGCGTATTCCAGGGCTTTGAGCGGATCGCCGGCCAGCTGAATGCGAACGGCGTCAGCGGTCGCATCGACTCTGGCACACAACTGTTCGGCGGCCTGCTGATCGAGCAGCGCCGCTCTTTCTTCGTTGACCACCCACTGTTCGCCATTCCAGTCATGGGCCGCCGATGGCGCTGGCGGAAGCAATTCGCCGTCGATCTGATGCAGTTCCTGAATGACGATCATCGAATGAGCTCCCACGACAGCTGGACGTTCACAGCTTCGCCAAAGTTGATCGGAATACCGACGCTGTAGTCGGTCACCGGATGGCTCTTGATACCCATGCTCAGCAACAGTTCATCGCTGTCGGCAATGGTCTGTCCCAAGGTGTGCTCCGCCTGGTAGCTCTGCCAGAGAGAGCGCAACTGAGCGTGGTCGAAACTGGCGGACAACGTCGAAACAGTCACGTCATTGAGCACGTTGTTGCTAAACAGCGTACACGGGTAAACCGTAGCGGGATTCCAGCCACCTGCGTTGTTGGAAGGAACCGTTGCAATCGGTGACAGGTAGCTGTAGTTACCCCCTGCCCACCCAGTTCCCGGAAACGCAAGAGTAGTGACGGCCGTCGACGAAGGCGTCGGGTTACCCACGATCAACCGTGCAGCACGAGCATGGGGATCGAGCGGCAAAAACACCGCACCGGTGCCGTTGACGGTCTGTGTCCAGGTCAAACGTGCCCGGTTGTAGATTGCACGCACCACCGGCACAGAACCCGGCGCACCGGTGACTACCCAGGCCAGGCACATGTCCAGCACCGAGCTCTGGAAACCACCGCCGGCAGCACCGTTGACGGTGCCCTTCAGAGACTCGGGCGTCGCGTCGTAGATCGTCCCGCGCTGCAAGTAGAACGTCAGCGCACCAGCCACCACCTGCGCCCGCAGAAAGTAGCCCGAACTCGGCAGCAGATCGGCGCTGCTCCAGGCCTGAGTGGTGAACGTGCGCGAACGTCCCAACTGCCCCGCCACCACTTCCTGACCGATGCTGACGTAAACACCCGCCGGCACCGACACTCGTCCGCCGCTGGTGGATGCGGCCGCCGGTGTAATCGGCATCCGGGCATCCGTCGTGGCAACCGTTGGCAACGGCAACGCTGCCAAAGGCAACGCCAGATCCTGATTCCAGCCCTTGGCCGAAACGCTCTGAATCGCCTGGAGCAACTGATCGTACTTTTTCTCGTCCGGGGTCAGATCCCCGGCCTTGATCACATTGATGATTTCTTGCGTAACGCCGTTGCCCCAGTCAGCGGGGATCAGCGACCCCGGCGTCCCGGTCAGCGGGTTTTCATCGATAAATTTCCCGTTCACCAGACCGGCGCTGGGGACACTCTTTGGATAGTCCACGTGCGGACCTCCCGTTATTCAGAGGGATGATTTTCAGGGTTGGTTTTCAGGGATCAGGCCAGTGGCGGCCTCAGGCAGGCAGTTCGGGCCAGACTACGTGTTGCGGGTAATCCGGCTGTTTTTCGATCTTGTTCAGTGCCAGCTTGTACGTGGCGTAAGCCTTGAACCGCTGCATGTCGTCGGCATCCAGCAATCCTGCGATGTAAGCATCGGCCATGCCGACAGTCTGCTGATCGGCCTCCGCCAGCAGCTCATCACGTCGCGCCAGCGCAGCTGCTCGCCGCTCGGCATCAACTTGCTGGGAGGTGTTCGGCAAGGCGTGCTTGGTGACCTTACCTTCGGTGTATCGCCAGATGCCGTCACGCTCATCGATCGTGCGCAGGAATAGCTCGTCGGAGATTTCCACCGCGCTGGCCGGAATCTGCGTGTGAATCATCGGGTCATAGCGCCCAAGGAGTTCACCCTGGGCGTCAAAATCAATAAATTTCATCGTCTTTACCTTTGATTTCAGAAGCCCATGGCAAACCAGTTCCAGCCACCGGGATCGGAGTTTGAAAATCGTTGAAACTGGCTTAACGAGAGTCTGTAAAAGGAAAAACGCAGGTCTGCGAAACTCGGGGAAATATCGCCACCGGACAGAAACAGCACGGCGTTGGGAAAGGCAATCGGATAGGTGATGGTTTCGCTGAGGCCGCCGCCCCCGGCCAGTCCCCATTGCAGAATCAGGCCGCTGGGAAGGCGTTGATAGCCACCGGCAGTGCCCAATGAAGCACCGAACGCCGGAGAGTATTTGAGCGCACCATCGCCCGAATCCAGGCCCCAGCCACCGCCCAGCAGAAGTCGCCTGAAGGTCACGTAACTGCCACCGACAAATGAAAGCGAGGTACCCGAGACCCCACTGGTGGTGCTCAGGGTTTCGCCCGTTCTGGCTTTCACGGTCAAACCACCGGAGCTGGCGGCAAGAGATACCAGTCCGCCCGCAGGAACGCTCGACCAGTCAGGCAATGTCGCAGTGCTCGGTCCAGTGAAGATAGAGAGTTTGCCGACGTCCGCGGCCGTCAACGTCACTTCACCGACGTAGTTGGTTTGCCCCGCCAGACTGCCCAGCGCGCGCTGGACAAACTCCGTCGTCGCAACCTTCTGGCTGGAGTCGAACTGTGCAGGCGTTTCAAAAAGTCGTTTGCCGCGCAACGCCTCCAGCAATTGCGTGTTCAACCCTTCGGTGGGCTCGATGCCCGCCGCCTTGATGACCGTCAACACTTCCTCGGTCAGCGCATTGCCCCATTCGGCAGGAATCAACGATCCCGGCGTTCCCGTGATCGGGTTTTCATCGACGAATCGGCTGTTGACCAGACCCACACCGGGCATGCTTTTCGGATAATCCATCCCGCTACTCCCTAGTCATAATTGATGTGCACCTTGGTGTGCGCCGGCGCCGCCCGATGGATCAGGCATTCCAGCGCCGAGCCCGGATTCACGCCGAAGCGCTCGCCCCAGTAGCTCGCGCCATAACGCCGACCGAGCAACAGCCGGCCGCCGGTGTTGAGCGTCCACATGAACTGCGCTTCCCAAGTGCCCCAATGCGCTGCGCCGAAACGCGAACGCCCCATGCGCGGGGCTTCGAGTTCGGTGATGGTGGCGTTGGGATAACCCTGGCTTTTGGCGATTTCCAGGTAGTAGCCGACGGCCTGGCTGCCGACCGCCAGCAAGCGGCGGCGCACAGCGAGGCGACGGTCGTCGAACAGCGGTGTGGCGCCGAGGCACGGGTCGGGCAGGTTCATCACCTGTTCCCAGTCCGGCACCAGTTCGCTGACGCCAGCCGGGTCCATCTCGTTGAGCAGGTCGGCGGCGCGAGCGTCGAGGCGGGCGAGCTCGACGGCGACGCCTTCCAGCACTTCCTCAAGCTCCCGCACGCGCTCCGGATCCCATGCCGGACCGCTCGGCAGCAAGGCGCGCAATTGCGCCTGGTATTGCGCGGCGGTTCTTATGGCAGCCATACGCAACCCCCGAAGGTGAGCAGTTCGCTGTCACCGGCGGCCACGTTGGCCAAGGGGGAGGAAAGGACATGATCGGTTTCACCCGCCGCGCTGCTGATCGCTTCGCGGATATGGCTGATCAACAGATCCTCGCCCAGGTCGGCTTCACGGTTGTGCAGATCGCGCAACTGGGTTTCGACGGCGGCGCGCACGGCGGTGGTGTCGGGGGTCAGCTTCACCTGATAGGTCACCGGCTTCTGCACCGGCGGACGTACATGGACTTCGGCGGTCACCGGGCGCAGCGGTTCGATGTAGGCCTGCACTTCGGCCAGTTGATCGGCATTCGGCACCGGTTGCGGATCGTCGTCGCGCATGATGTACACGCCGACGGTGCCCGGTCCGAGGAAGCCGCCACGGCACCACGCGCGGGTCACGCCCGGCACTTCCAGCGCCCAGGTTTCATAGTCGCTGGCGGAACCGCCGTGGGGGATCACGCGATAGGAACGGATCACCCGCGAGCGCAACGACTCCAGGCTTTCACGTGCCACGCCACCGTTCAGTCCGGGCGCCAGCACCACAAAACTGTTGCTGACCACACCGGCGATCGGCTGCACCGGCGTCAACGCCAGCCCGGCCTCGGCGTTACCCAGACTGCCGGCATCCAGCGCGGCGATGCTGGTGCTGTTGACGCCATTGACGGTGGTGCGCGCGGCAGTGACTTTGAACGTGCGGCCATCACTCGCCTGCAGCAACGTATCGGCGTCCAGCACCGCGCCCGCCGTCGCGTTGAAGCTGACGTTGCCGGTGGCGACCTGCGCCGGTTTGCGCGGCTGGTTCAGGCGCAGTGCGGCGATGCGTTCCAGGGTCGATTCATCGGCGGTGTCGGGCAGGATCTGCTCGGCAATCCAGTCGAGGTAGCCGTACAGGCCATAAGCGGCGCCGCCGAGTGTGCGGGCCAGGACTTGCGCATCGGACTGGCGCAGCGAATCGCCGGCCAGGTCGCTTTGGGTGCGCTTGATCAGCACCGGCAGCGAAGGGGTTTCAAACGGCATAGATCACCTGCCAACTGTT